AGGACTTTAATTTTAAATGCCCTTTAGACCATACCAACATCAGTGTGAACTATGACACTGAATGGTTATTGAACTACTGGAAGACCGGAGAACTGGGCGGCGTATTTATCAAAAACGTCTACCAAGCACTGAGGACAGCGGAACCCGGTTTCAGTTTCAACTTCTTCGATCAAGAAGATGAGACAGCGCGAAACGCTTGCACTGAAGTTACAAGTTCGAGCGATAGCGACGTTTGCAACTTGGGCAGTATGAACCTTGGACGAATAGAGAATTTAGATGAGCTTAAAACTATTACAGAACTTGCGACGAAGTTCCTCATATGTGGAACCCTTCGGGCTGAACTTCCATATAAGAAAGTTTATGAAGTACGAGAACAAAATAGACGACTCGGGCTTGGACTCATGGGCTTACACGAATGGCTTATTAAAAGAGGGTCGAAATACGAAGTTACGCCAGAGCTTCACCGTTGGCTGGGGATTTACCAAGGCGTATCTGATACTGTTAGCCGTTCTTTTGCTGACGCTCTGTCTATTAGCCGCCCTGTTGCCAATCGCGCCATTGCTCCCACAGGCTCGATAGCAATCGTCGGCGGTACTTCATCAGGTATCGAACCTATTTTCGCCGTTGCTTACAAGCGGCGGTATCTCAAAGGAAACAAACGCTGGCACTACCAATACGTCATAGATAGTGCCGCTCAAGAGATGGTGGAGCTATACGATGTTAAGCCTGACTCTATCGAGTCTGCACTCGACCTCTCGGAGGACTACGAACGCAGGATTAAGTTCCAATTCGACGTACAGAAGTATGTGGATATGTCGATTAGTTCGACAATTAACCTTCCGAAATGGGGAAGCAAACTAAACAACCCTGATACAGTACAGCCTTTTGCAGAAACACTAGCCAAATATGCTCACGGTTTACGCGGGTTTACCTGCTATCCCGATGGTGCCAGAGGTGGTCAACCTTTGACCCAAGTTTCTTATGCTGATGCTTTAGATAACCTTGGCGAAGAGTTTGAAGAAGGTATCGAAGCACATGATATCTGTGAGATCAGCGGTCATGGAGGTGTATGTAATGTATAATTGGGACCTACTAGAGAAGGAAAATTGATTTGGACAATGAATTACCTAATACGGTAGACGAATTGATCGATCTTTTAGACAAAATATTTCCAGAAAAGTCAGCTACACGCGGAGAGAAACCTTACGATCTTTATCACCAAGGTGGTCAAAGGTCAGTGGTGCGCTGGCTTATCCAATTAAGAGAGAGGACTCCATAATGTGTATGGGAGGATCAGCACCTGCACCGGCACCACTTCCGCCTGTAGTTCAGAAAGAACCGGAACCAGCGCCTATCTTAAAGTTGCGTAAAGACGATGGCACAGAAGAGGTTGTTACTGATAGCTCGGATGTTGCACAAGACACCGGATCAACGTCGCTTTCAATCCCCGGTTCTGGTAAGAAGAAAGCAGTTTCTGTCTAATGATGGGATGCAAATCTCGTTACAATAAGCTAGAAGCAAAACGAGAATATTATTTAGATCGGGCTAGAGAAGCTAGTGAGTTAACCATACCAGCTCTTCTACCGCCTGAAGGGTTTTCCGCCTCTAATTCCATTTATACTCCATACCAGAGCGTTGGTGCTAGAGGCGTGAATAACCTAGCCAGTAAGCTTCTCATGCTTCTGCTTCCGCCAAATGTACCTTTCTTCAGATTAATGCCTGACTCAGATTCCGCTCAAGAATTAGATAAAAATCCTCAAATCAAACAAGAGGTAGAGTCTTCGTTAAGTAAGATTGAACGCGATGTAATGGATGAGATTGAAACATCCGCAATACGTGTATCAGTCTTTGAAGCGTTAAAGCATCTCATTGTGACAGGTAATGTTCTTATTCACCTACCCAAGAACGGAAGATTAAAGGTTTTCCCTCTTACGAACTTTGTATGTCGTAGAGACCCTAACGGTGAAGTCGTAGAGATAATTGTTAAAGAACTTGTTTCTAAAGAAGCCTTGGGTGAAGGACCACCTGAAGAAACTTATGACGGTCCTAACAGAATTGAGAACAGTTATAATTCTGCTGACGCAGTTCCTTTGTTTACCAAAATCATTAAAGTTGGTGACAAATATCAAGTTTACCAAGAACTCAATGACAACATTATAGCAGACTCCTACGGCGAATATCCCGCCGATATGCTTCCTTGGTTATCTTTGCGGATGGTAAGGATTGACGGAGAAGACTATGGACGCAGTTTCTGCGAAGAAGTCATGGGTGACCTCAAGAGTTTAGAAGCTTTGACCCAAGCACTTGTAGAGTTTAGTGCGGCAGCTTCTAAGCTTGTCTTCTTGGTAGCACCAAATGCTACTACTAGAAAATCTGACATAGCTGACGCTAACAACGGTGATGTTATCACAGGTTCAGCTAATGACGTACAGGTCTTGCAGACTGAAAAGTATCAAGACATGCGTGTTGTACTCGATTCTGTACAACGCATCGAAGAGAGAATGAAGTTTGTCTTTCTCCTAAATGAGTCCATTCAGAGACAAGCGGAGAGAGTGACAGCGGAAGAAATCAGGTTCATGGCGAACGAGTTGGAAACAGCTCTTTCGGGTGTTTATTCCTTGTTGTCCGTAGAATTTCAGCTTCCTCTTGTCAGTGTTCTTATCAAAAGAATGCAAGCAAAAGGACAAATCCCAGCGATACCAAAGGGAGCTGTCCGTCCTGTAATTGTCACAGGTACTGCCGCGTTAGGCCGTGGTAACGATCTTGCTAAACTGAAGAGTTTCCTTGCGGACCTCATACAGCTAACTGGCGCATCTCCACAATCCATCCAGCGAATAAACTCAGGTGATCTTATTAAGAGATTAGCCACTGGTCACGGTATTGAAGTCGAAGGACTTATGCGTACAGAGCAAGAATTAGCTATGCAACAACAACAGATGCAACAACAACAGATGATGCAGACGGCAATGCAAGAAGGCGTCAAAGGCGCTGCACCAGCCGCTGCTAAACAAATGGTAGAACAAGGGATGAATCAATAATGGCTGAAAAAAAGAAGCAAGGACTAATTGCTAGAGTCCGCAAAAACCTTGGCAGCGGAAAACCTACTTCCGCTTTTGGTTTAGGTGGTCAAAAGAAAACGATGAATAACAAAAAGAAAGACCCGCCTAATAAGAAAGCTGCACCTACAAAGAAAACTACAGGTCCATTAAACCGAGTGACAAAGAATAAAGCTCGTATGGATTATCCTGTCTACAAGAAATCTAGCGCAGAAGCTGGTAGTTACCGCTCTGCTTACAGCATGGCTCGTAAAGCTAAAGCAGCAGGTAAGAGTGTAAAGGGCGGCGGCAATGCGTTTTCGTATAACGCCAAGACTAACGTCTTTACTTGGAAAGGTAAGAAGTACAAAGCTGAGAGTGCCGGAGAGAAAACAAAACGAGAGGCAGCTGCTAAAGCACGTAAGAACAGGACAACTCAGTCTCCCGTAAAGCGTAGCAAGGTTTCCTATTCCGCTGCTTCAAAGACAGACAAGAGACGTACCCGTGGGCCAGCGGCGGCGGCGCGTAAAACGACCAAGCGATACGGTGGAGGTCAGAGAGGATTCTAATGCCTGAAACTAAGAAAGAAGAAGTAAAGAAAGAACCTTCTTACCCTATTTGGCCGGGACCAGAAAACGCTGAAGTGGGTATTGTGTACAAACTAGCTAAATCTGGAAATCTTATACAGAAAGGCGACACGCCTGAATAATGGTTGAACAAATACAAATACAAGCAGAAGAGACGGGACCCGTTGCTCCTACAGAAGAACCAGGTGAGCAACCGGCCCGTCCAGAGTGGTTACCGGAGAAATTCAATGGGCCTGAAGATTTGGCTAACGCCTATCGCGAACTTGAAGCTCAAAACACAAGAGATCGTCAAGGGCTTCAAGAAGAAACTCCGACACCTGAAGACGCGCCTCAAGTTGAAGCTCCGGTGCCTGAGGGACAAGTTGAAGAACAGGTTGGTCTCAATCTGGAGGGCATGGCGGATGAGTATCGTCAAAACAACGGACTCAGTGAAGAACGCTATGAAGAGCTTCAAAAAGCGGGTATTCCGCGAGACGTAGTAGATCAATACATTTCAGGACAACAAGCCGTAGGTTCACAATTAAAAAGTGAAGCTGAGAGTATTGCCGGTGGTTCTGAACAATACGCTGACATGGTTAACTGGGCTACCCAAAGTTTAACTGAGGGTGAACAGGATCAATACAATAAAGCTATGGAAAGCGGCAACAGAGATGCCATCCTAATGGCAGTACGAGGACTACATAGTCGGTATCAAGCTGACTATGGTGTAGAACCAAACTTAATGCATGGTGCTTCTCAGCATGACGCTGGGGAAATCTATGATAGCTGGGCGCAGGTCTCAAGAGACATGGCGGCAGATGAGTACAAAGCTGACCCTGCTTTCAGGGCAGCGGTTGAAGACAAGCTATCCCGCTCAGGGCCGCTTGCATACTAAATTGCTTACTAACTCAGTATCTATGACCCGATACGTCGGATAATCGTTGTGAAAAGAAAGTAGCAGAACCTTGGTTCACTCAGTGAACTATATTTTTACATAACCTAACTAGAGGAGTGTTCGCCAATGGCTAACGCAACAGTCTCTCGTTTAGGTCAAGTCAATGCCTCCGGTAGTGCAGATGCTCTTTTCCTCAAAGTTTGGGCTGGTGAAGTCCTTACGAGCTTTGAGGAATACACTGTAACTTCCGACAAACACATGATCCGTACTATCCCGTCAGGAAAGTCCGCGCAGTTCCCCGTCATGGGTCGCAGCACGGCATCCTATCATACGGTAGGCACGGAGATTGTAGGCACGGCTCTGAACCACAACGAGAAAATTATCACGATTAACGATTTGTTAATTTCTCACCATTTTCTTGGAGAAATCGATGACGCTAAGAACCACTATGATGTGCGTAGCGTCTACACCACGGAAATGGGTCGCGCCTTAGCTTTCCAAATGGATAAGCACGTTTTGCAGATGATGGTAGCTGCGGCTAAAACATCTACTGCTAACGTGGCAGACAGTGGCTACCCCTCGGGTACTATTGTCACAAGCACTAACGCAGGAACGGCAGCTAACGATCTTATTGCTGCTATCTTCGATGCTGCGGAAGCTCTTGATGACAACTATGTTCCTGCGGAGAACCGCTGTTGCTTCCTGAAGCCTGACGATTACTACATGCTGGCAAACGCCACCAACGCAATCAACGTGGACTTTAGTGGTCGCGGCTCGATTGCTGACGGCACGGTCGCCAGTATCGCTGGTATCACCCTCGTTAAGACCCCTCACCTGCCTACGACTAACGTAACGGGTACTGGTACTGACGCTGGTGGCGCGGGAGCAGCACAAGTTGTCGATGCACGTAACACGATTGCTCTTGTTACGCATCCGTCTTGTGTAGGAACCGTGAAGCTCATGGACCTTGCCGTTGAGTCTGAGTATGACATTCGACGCCAAGGAACTCTAATGGTCGCAAAATATGCAGTCGGCCACGGGGTTCTCCGTCCAGAAGCTGCCGTACAGATTAGGTCTGCTGCCCCGTAAGCAGTAGTTCTTTTTCTAATACACTAGGGGGTCACCAATAGCGAAGGAAAACCTTTGCAGGGTGGCCCCCACCTTTTTCAGGGGTAGTAATGGTTCAGCTTTTAAAGACTTCTGAGTTAGAAGCTGTCAACATCATGCTGAGTGCCATTGGTGAAGCTCCGGTATCTTCTCTGGAGAACAGCTCTCTAGAAGATGTTACTGTAGCCAAGAATATTCTCAATGAAACTATCGTTGATGTTCAGACAGTCGGCTACAATTTTAATTCAGAGTATAATTATCAAATAATTCAAGATACAGACGGGTTTCTTAACGTCCCCAATAACGCCGTCTATGTAGATGTATCAAACAGAGGATCAAGCATAGGTAAAGACCTCATCCTACGCGGAGAGCGTCTTTACGACAGAGAAAAGCATACGTTTGTTTTCTCCGAAAGTGTTTATGTAGATATGACACTTATCCTCCCTTGGGACGATATCCCCCAATACGCTAGACGCTACATCACTATCAAAGCCGCTAGACGTTTTCAGAACAGAGTTTTAGGCGCAACTGATCTTAACGGGTTCACTCAGTTAGACGAGAATGAAGCTCTTGTATCAATGGAACAAAATGATTCTCGTTCAGAAGACGCCAACATGCTCTCAGGAAACTGGGGAGTATATCGCGTGTTACATAGGAACGGTGCAAGAAGGTATAATCAATGAGTACTAGCGCATTAGTATCTGATAGTATTCCTTACATGGTACAAGGCATTAGCCAACAACCTGACCAGATTAGGAAGCCTTACCAAGGAGATATTCAGATAAATGCACAGAGTTCTATTGTCGATGCTTTAAACAAGCGTCCTCCGACAGAACACGTTGCCAAAATACTCACTAATGCATCCTCTAACATAGCCGCTCATTTGATTGATAGAGGTACTAATGATCGTTACATTGTAGTTGTACAAAGCAACAACACATTATCAGGTACTTCAGTCAAAGCCTTTAATGCCGATACTGGTGCAGAGTCAACAATAACAGTTTCTGTTTCTGACTTAACATACTTTGTATGCGACGATCCCCGTCTTGATCTAAGGTTTCTCACAGTACTGGATGACACTTACATTCTTAACCGTAAGATCACCACTGCGATGACAACCGATAGATCACCCAACGTGACATTTACAGAAGAACAGAAGTTCTCTGACCTAAGCACCAGTGCTGCTACAGGATCAATACACAAGATTATCGGAGACGACAACGACAAGTTTAGCACATTTTATGTGGAGAAAAAGTCTGGTGATGTCTTTGAGGAAACTGTCGCTCCTAATAACCTCATCCGATTAGATGGTGCTACCCTCCCCCATAAACTCGTTAAGAACGGTGCGGCCTTCACCTTAAACAAAAACACTTGGACAGACCGTGTAGTAGGTGATGATGATACAAATCCTAATCCAAAGTTTATCAGCAAAACTCTTAACGGGATGTTTTTCTTTAAGTCGAGATTTGGTCTCATTGCTGACCAGACAGTATCGTTCACCGAATCAAATAAGTTTGATAATTTCTTTAGGACAACTGTTACTACTACTACAGATGCTGATCCTATCGAAACAGATGTGACACACACCCGTATATCTGAGATCGAACACGCCATACCCTTTAATGAACAGCTCATGTTGTTCTCTACGCAGTCGCAGTTCTTTGTTGAAAGCAACGGCCCCTTAGCCGGTGACACTATATCCGTAAACCCTGCTTCAGAGTTTGAAATGGATGTAAAGCTGGCACCAATAGGATCAGGCGTTAATGTGTACTTTGCACAAGCTAACGGAGCATTCTCCCGAATAAGAGAACTCTTTGTTGCTACCGATACAAACACCCATGATGCTGCTGATATAACCGCGCACGTACCTCAGTACGTCCCTAAGAATCTCCATAGGGCAGCGGCAAGTTCCTCAGAAGATGTTATATACTTCCTGTCATCTGAAAATGCTAACAGGATATATTGCTATAAATATAACTGGGCGGGTACAGAGAAGAACCAAAGCGCATGGTCTTTCTTTGAGCTAGAAAGCACAGACACTATTCTCTGGATCGAAATCGTTGAAAACATCACGTACTTAGTGATCTCAAGGGCCGATGGGGTCTATCTGGAAACGATGGACTATCAAGTTAGCCCAGATACAAATCTAGATTTCAATGCACGTATAGACCGCAAAGTAGCCTTAACAGGCAGCTTTAATGCAGGGACCAATACAACGACTTGGACGATACCCTACGTTGTCCCTACAGCGACTGACATGGTTGTTGTTAAGCGAGGTACGGGAGCTGATAAAGGTGCGTCTATAACTAACACTAGACCAACAACTACTACTGTTACTGCTACTGGAGATTTCTCTTCACAGGTTTGTTTAGTGGGTATTCCCTACCTAATGCAGTTTCGATTCTCCAAACAATACATTCGAGAAGGAACAGGTGTTAGCACCGCTGTAGGTGAGAAGATGACACTACAAACAGGACGCTTACAGATGCGTAGATGGACTGTAGCGTTTCAGGACACTGGGTTCTTTGTTGTAGAGGTTCAGCCGGAAGGTAGAGACTTAAAAACCTATACCTATGATACAAAAATTGTAAGTTTAACCAGCGCAAAACCCGACAGAGTTCAGTTACAAACAGGGGCTTTTACTTTTCCTATTATGGCAGAGAACACGGCATTTACCTGTGACCTTAAAACTGACTCCTACTTACCCGCTCAGTTTATCCAGGCTGAATGGGAGGGTTTCTTTGTGACTCATACAACAAGGATGTAATGCCTAAGTTAACCGAATCAGACCTTAATATTTATGTAAGGCCATACGAGACTACAGATATTGATAGTCTTACTCCAAGGTTGCGAGACAGCGATGTACTAGAATTAGCCGCTGTTATGGGACCTGACAAAACTACCAAAGAATGCATACAGATATCAGTAGATAACTCTAAAGAGATATATTCCTTAATACTCGATAATGAGATTATAGCAATATGGGGTGTAGCTGATTCTGTGGCGGTCACTAATTTCGGAATACCTTGGTTAGTAGCGTCTCCTGAAATTGAAAACGTATACCGGAAGATTGTGCGGTATAGCAAAGATTGGATTGACCATATAAGCCGGGGATACGAAGGACTATATAACTTTGTACACGTACCTCACTGGCAGTCCCAAAAGTGGTTACAGCTATGTGGGTTTAACGTAATCACTAATTTGAAATACGGATTTAACGATGAAGAGTTTTACTTGTTTCTCAAGGAGTGCGGTTAATGTGTGGAGTAGCTGAAGCAGCGTTAGTTATGGCTATTGCAGGTGCTGTCACCAGTACTATGGCTTCTCAGACTCAAGCTAAAAACACGCAGAGGATGCAGCAACAAAGAGATAGAGTTGCTTACCAAAATTACCTAGTTAACACTAAAGTACTGGACCGACAAGCTGACCAAATAAGAGAACAGTCCGCTCAGAAATCTATGTCTCAAGCCGTAGAAGCCAAGAGAATTGAAGGTGCCAATAGAGTTTACTTTGGTGAAGTTGGTTTAGGCGACATGGCTATGGAAGGCAGAAGTTCTGATACTTACTTTACTGACCTTCTATTTCAAACGGCTACTGGCCGAGCGCGTCTTAAAGGCGAAACAGAAAACAATCTTGAGCAAATCTTCCTGCAAGAAGAGGTGGCTTACCTGAATTACAGAGCCTCAAATGCTGCATTTACTCCAACTCCACACAGGGGTTGGGGAGACACTTTAATGGAGATTGGTAGCGCGGCTGTATCTTACGGAGGAAACTCAAATAGGAAGTACTTCAAGAACACTTCTGCCCCTATGGGACACAACGTCTCACAGTATACCAGTTCTGGTCAAATGGTTGATGTGTGGTAAGCCTAATGAAAAAGCGTAAATTTAACAAATGTTCGGGTCTCAATAATGGCTGAAACACCAGTAGCTGGATCACGTAAACGTACCGCCACAAGAGGACAACGATTTAGCCGCCCAAGAAGTGATCTAAGTAGCGGATTAAATTACATCTCAAGCCCTTCTGCTAGACAGGTACAGATAAACAATCCTCAGATAGCCCTTCCTGAGAACCCCTTAGAAGATGCTTCAAAAAAGTTTGCTTGGGCATCTAAGCAGTTAGAAAACTACCAGAAGCAAAACCAAGATAAATGGAAGTCAGAAGCAGAAGTTAACGCCCAAGCTCTTATCGATAGCGAGAAAGCTAAAGGTCTTTCGGATGACCAAATACAAGAGAACTTTAGGAACGGTCAATACCAAGACATTCAATCACAATTGCAAATGGATGTATTCAACTCTGTACATGGCGCTGTCCTCGCGGAGAATTACTTTAATAATCCACAGGGTGATGGCTACAAAGCTACTGAAGAATGGAACCAGAAATTCTTAGCGGCTCCCTTTGAACAACGCCAGTACATGGACTTTGAAAAACATCTAGCTAAAACAAAGAATGCTTTTAGGGAAAAATTCGGAAAGAACAACGTAAAGCTTCTCACAGGTGGTGCTATAAAGATAGCACAGGTATCAGAGAAGCTCCGTAAGGACCATGCAGAACACTACGAGCGCCGTTTAGACGAAGATAGAACACAGATGTTAGTGTCTTCTACAACTACACAAC